TTTGCTGGGGCGTCATCAAGCTGAAAGCCTTGTGGCATCAGTCTTTACAGAGTTCTCAGGAGCCAGCATTCGTGCAGCAAAAAATTAATCTCTACTACTGCCAGGTCGATGACGATGACGATCACTTCCCATTAGCCATCGCCCGATTCACCGCTTATGACGAGGACCACAAGCCTCTATCTGTAGAACAAGTAACTTACGAAAGTGACCCGAATTACTTTCAAGCTCAGGTCTCTGCTGCTCTTTCGTGTGGTGTTGACGTAAGTGTCATCACCGCTTCACCAATGGAAGATTTTGCTTGGATTAAACAACTATCGCAACAAGCTTGAAACTTAAAATCTTTCGCAATGACAGCACATGGATTGTGCTAACAGAGAATAATGAGATAACGTTCCATCAAACGCTTGCTGGAGCGATGGCTGATGCCTCTACCAAAATCAGGGCGTCAACTGATGCTGGATCGTCTATATGCAGCAGTTAGATCAGCCGCGACTGCTGACATCCAACGAGCTGCAATGCTCCTAGAAGGAGCCAAAAAAATTAGGGCAGGCTCAAGCCGCCAACGATCTTCCGCTCGAAAAGCACAAGCCAATGCTTGGGAGAAAAAGGTTGACAACTCAGTAACATGGTAACATTACTGTACTATTGTGCCGTTTGATGGCAAGCAATCACGGCAAACGTGTTTACATCCAAGTTCTCCTAGACCCTAATCGTGGAGCGTTGTTCTTACTTGAAGCCGCAGAAAAAAGCATTAAGCCTTCATCCTTAATGCGTGAAATTATTTATGACCATATCGCCAGCGAAAACAACCTTGAAACGTACGAACGAGCCTTAATCCAGGACAAGCAAGAATGGCAGAACTCTGTAGAAGCAAGAATTGCTGGACGTGCCGCTAAGCGACGTGAACGCGCTGGCCTCAAAGAAGAGCCCTAAACCTGTTCCAACCCAGCGATATGTCCAACAGCTTGTCTAAGCAACTTGCCCTGATGCCACTGTTGACGTGCCATCGCAACACAAAGCTGTGACAGCACATCAATATTCTCGCAGTCCTCAATCTCTCTAATACTGCGTTCGAGCGTCAACTCCTCTTCAAGACTTTGCTCAACGACCATCCATTCCATTGATGGATCGTAAGACTCGTTTTTCGGAAGCATAAGGTTCCTCCGTCTTGAACCGTATGTAATCACCTATAGCTGGAAATAACCAGTCCTGCACTGGCAAACACGCCTGCCAATTTACGGGTTGGACACAGTTCATCACGACTGTCGTCCAGAACGCACTGATATATCCCCAGTTCATCGATCCACAAATACAGCCCAGCCGCTTGCTTCTCCTTCTATTGACCAACGCTGGTAAAAGGCAGGACGCGACATCCTGATCAACTCACCAGATTTTGTGGTGTCATGACCGCCATGATCCATATCTGGCTTACCCATCGGATCCATGGCAATGAAATCGTCTTTGTCGTAGCCAATGATTACGCTCCAATGGCCACAGCCCTCGCTATCGCATACTGCTGGATTGCCTTTAGTCAGATCGCCTTTATGCAGCCAGCCAACCATGATTGGCCTGCCAGCATCAATCTCAATCTCAATGTCCTCAACCCTCGCATCCCTGCGAAACTCAGCGTCCAGACCAAGTGATCTCAACGCAGAAACTTGAGCGTGAACTGCTGTTGTATCACCAAACTTTCGGCGTACATGCCGATAAGCGTCTTGGCTTCTGATGCCATGGTGGAACGCCACAACCATTGCAGCTGCTGCATCAAAGCATTCCCGGTAGCCATAGCCAGTAAGGCTATCCATTTGGTTGTAATACGGAACGCCATAAACCTCTTGGTGAATGCCGCTGGTCTTCCACATCTCAAACCATTCAGCCTCATCACTTAGGAGGTCTTGATCAATAGATTTCTCCAGCTCTGCAATCGCAGCTAGCTGGTGAGGGTCGCCTTTTTTAAAGAACTGAAAGAACGGGAGGAGTGATAAGCCCACAACGATTACGACCCAAACCCACATTTACTTTTCAACGCGACCATCCGGGAACAGTAAGTCCTGCACATACTTACAGGCCACATCGTCCAATTGGTTGTCCGTTTGCTCGCTGATTTTGATCAGACAATCCAACAGCAACTGTTTTACGGCTTTTGATTTGATGAAGCTAAACAGAATTGGCTTTAGAAGTAAAACCATGACAGCACTGTGTGTGCCGGAAGTCTAAGTCCGATTTGCGTGGCCTTCCAGTCGTGCAACATTCTGCTCTAAGTCTGAGATTCGAGCGAATAACTCCTGATCCCTTACACGCAGGTCGGCATGGAGCACATCCATTCTTGACGCTAAATTATCGACAGCTGAGGTCAGACGCACCAACGAATCCCTTCCATGCTGGTTATCGCGGTTGGCACCTTTGATACCAGAAGCTGCCACGCCTATTGACGCACCAGCAACAGCAGCCCAGATTTCAACCACCATTCGACCTCTAGCGTGAACTCATCATGGCAGAAGAACAGGCAAAGCAAGAGCAAGAAAACGACAACTCACGTTTAGGAGATGTCATCAAAGTTGTGTTGCTTAGTTGGGCAATGGCAATCCTGACGGCAAACTACCTTGGCGTCTTCAAGCAATCGCTTGATCCCACCTATCCAGCTTCCATCCTTTCTGGTACGGCTGCATCCTTTGGCTTAGCTGTTGGTGGCAACAAAAAAGCAAAAAAAGAAGAGCCTACAATTAAGGAACAGACCTCTACGTCCAAACCCAAATGAGACGTTTTCTCTTTGTATCGTGCCTAACATTTTTTGCGATAAGTCCTGCTTCGGCAGACATTACGCACGCTATTAAATCTTCAATCTCTCTGACTGTTGATGGTGCGGGATCAATCTCAACGCGTTTGCCGTCTTCAATGGCGGTATCTGGCTCTAACGTCACTCTGGGTACTCCTCCTACTTTGGGGACACTCACTTCCGGCACTGCTCTTGGGTACACTCCTGGCGCTTACAGTATTACTACTGCTGGTGACAGCTTTTCGTATTCAGAGTCATACATAGAAGGCGATGACGTTCCAACCGTCCTTTCAACAACTGTTACTGCTGGTGTAGTGCCTGCTATGCCAATCTTTTCTAGCAACACCACAACCTCTGGCGGTGTAGCTGGCACTTTGGCTGGAACGATTGCAACAGATGGCGCATTAGCGATTACTGCTGGTGGCGCTGGTACAACTGCAATCGGACAAGTTATCCAAGAGCTAACAATTAGATGAGGATCCTGCTGCTGTTGCTTTTGGCTGCTCCAGCTGTAGCAATTCCTGTAGTGCCAAATTTTCAGCAAGGTGTTTTGTCTTCCACGACACGCACCAAAACAAAAGTGACTGAAGTAATCAATTCATACGAGTACAGAACGGGTTATGAGTACAGCGCAAGCGGAACTAATATTGCCCCAATTGGTGGCAGCATTGCCCCAGCTAGTCTGACCACAACAACAAACACTCTCAATGGTGTTTCTAGTCGTTGGACTGGTCTTGACCCTGCTAGCAAACCTACTTGGAACATCGTCAACCAAGGTGCATCATTTCAGTTCGTCGAAACGCTTCAAGGGCCAGGGCTCACAAACCACACCCTGATTAACAGAGAAACAGACATTGAATCTTTAACAGAGACGACAAGCACCTTTAGTCAATGAAGCGAGTTATCGCAACGCTTTTGCTGCTAACCGCTCCAGCACAAGCACAGGTCTCAAGCACTGCCGCTCCAGTAGCAAACAGCTCAGGCTCAGTTACCAACCAAGCTGTTCAGGTCGTGCCAGCAAGACAGTTTACTAATACTTACGGCGGTGGGATTAGCTGCCAAGGTGCAACGCTAAGCATTAACCCTTTCATCAGTACAACAACAGGCTGGGCACAACCGTACGAAAGCCACTACAACGAACCTGTATATGACACGATCGATGTTGTTGGCGCGTTTGACCCTGAAGGCAATCCTGTCCCAGATGGCAGACCAGATAATCCGGGCGATATCCTCTTTTACAAGCCAATTAGAACAGGGCAAAAAACTAACTTATCGATTAACGGCGGCATCACTGCCACAATTTCGATACCGCTGGATCGTCATCACGTACGAACTTGTCGAAAAGCCGCCGAAAAACAGGTGGCACTTCTAGACGCAACACTTGCAGACAAAAGGTTGAACTACGAAATCGCAAGGCTTAAAAATTGCGCTGGCTTAATGAAAGAAGGCATCATGTTTCATCCCAAAAGCCCTTATGCGTCAATCTGCGCTGATGTTGTCCTGACTAACCCTCCGGGCGTCCTGCCGCCCCACATACATTCAATCCCTACTTCTTTAAAGACCGCTGAAACTTCCGGCGTTGCCAAGCCGACTCAACAACAACCTTCTTCCCCAGCTTCTCCTTAATTTTCTTGATCGTCTTTTTGACAAGAGGCTTGATCACCTTCAGCAAAATATCGCCTAACGGTTTTGCGAAGATAGCTGCTGTTGTTGCCACTGCCGCAATCGTTGCAGTCGTGACCACAACAGGTGTGCCAGGTAAGTGGTTGCCGAGAATCGCTGGTATGTCCAACGGGTCGAGCTGTGCTTTGCATTCTCCATCAATCCGCTCATAGCCGGTGATCACAGCAGTCTGAAGCTTATTTTTAGCGCCAATAGGTATTGCGTCCGGTGGCGGACATGGCAACTCCGTGTCTACATTTGGAACGCCAGCAAGTTGGGAGGCTGCTGGTGAAGGGGACTTGGCCGGTTGCTTTGACTCAGCCGGTTTTTCTTTTGGTGCTTCAACAGCTGGTGGCTTAGCTGGCCCATAAGTCAACGTGCCAGGCGTAAAATCCAGCGCGTCATAACTGGGCATCGTCCCATCACAAACAACAAAGTTCCCTTTTGGATCATTGGTGTAAGCGTCTGCGTTGCCGGGCTGTGTACTCCTGGTCTCAACGCAACCCGGTATATCTGCAACCGGAAAACCCAGCATTAACGTAATTGGTGGCTCTTGTGGAATGCTTTGCGGTGGAATGCCTCTCCAAGTTGGTATTTCTGGAACGTAAACACGCCCCACACCAATCTCAGGTATTTCAGGCACCGAATCAGAACGGTAATTTAGGCGTTTCGATTGCTGGCCCTGTTGCTGATGGCAACTCAGGCATCACGTCATCGAGCTTGGCTGGCACCATCTGAGTTATCACTTTCGTTAGCTCAAGCTTCAGCTCACTCATGTAATACTTCGTCAGCGATG